CTGATGATATTGTAATAGGTTTAGAATATCTAGAAAAAGCTATGCCTACATTATTAAATGTGGATAAGGATCTAACTGTAACAAAAAGGGAAGGTAAGTTAATTCGAGCTGTGGCTTGGATGGAAGATACAGGACTAAAAGTTGATGTAGATTATGTATTAAAATGCAGAAAGAATATGATTGCTTACAGAGATTTACTATATTTTGAATTGCAGATGTATACTGGTATGGAATTTTCTGTAGGACAACATGAGACTATTAAAAAATTATTATTAATTAAATATAGTATAAAAACCGATAAAGCTGATGAAAAAGCACTAAAATATATAAAAGATAATACAACTAATGATGAAGTAAAAGATATATGTACTAATATAATGGAATTAAGAACTCTAGATAAATGGATTTCAACTTATGTAGATGGTAAACTAAATGCTGTTGTAAATGGTAGAATATATACAGATATAAACAATAGTGGAGCTGTTAGTGGTAGAGTTAGTTGTGATATGCAGCAGCAACCAAAAGAAGCTCTATTTGATAGAGATGGTAATGAGTTATTCCATCCTAGAAGAATGTTTATATGTGATGATGGATTCTGTTTAGCATTTTGTGATGAAAGTCAAATGGAGTTGAGAGTACAAGCATATTACACAATAATTCATGCAAGTGAACCAGATCTATTGATGTGTAGAGCATATATGCCTTATAATTGTTATAATGAAGTTTCAACTGTATTTGATTACAATAATCCTATACATATAAAAAATTATGCTAAACATACTTGGTATGAAAAAGGAACTGGTAAAGAATGGATTCCAACTGACTTACATAGTGCAACTACTAAAAATGCATTTCCTGATCTAGAAGAAGGAACTGATGAATTTAAACATCATAGGAAGCTAGGAAAACGAGCTAATTTCTTGAAAGTTTATCAAGGTGGTGTAGATGCCTTAATGAATGCTTTAGATGTTCCTAGAGAGACAGCAGAAGCTCTAGACAAAGCATTTTATAAATCATTTCCTAGAATTAAAGAATATCAAGACTGGGTAGTACAACATCTTAGTCAGTATGGATATGTAGAAAACTTATATGGTAGAAGATATTATATGGATGATAGCAGATTCTACTATAGAGCTTGTAATTATTTAATACAAGGAACTTGTGCAGATATGGTTAAGACTTTTGAGATAAGAGTTTGGGAATATCTAACTAAGAATAAGTTAAAATCTAGATTAGTACTACCTATTCATGATGAATTGATGGTGGCTGTTGCTAAAGATGAGATGTTTGTTATAAAAGAAGTTAAGAAAATAATGGAAGATGTGACTGATGTAATTAAATCAATACCTATGATTAGTGAACCTGAGATGAGTGAAACTAATTGGGCAGAAAAGAAGGAGTATGTTATAGAGGAGTGATAATATGGAATTATGGATTAGAAGTCAAAATAAAGGAAAATTAGTTAAGGTTAATGAATTAAGTTTATATGATAGTAATATTTTAAAAAATAGTTTTGTTTTAAATAATGAACAAGATTATTCTAATATTAGCATTATTGCAAATGATAATTATAATTTAGGAACTTATAAATCCAAAGAAAGAACATTAGAAATATTAGACCATATACAATTTTTAATTGAACAAACAGGAGAACTTACTGATGAAATTGTGAAAAATGTTAGAGAACTTTTAAAAGATGAAATGTGGAGTATAAATTCAACTAGCAATACAGCAACTTACGAAATGCCAGAGGAGTAAGTTATCAATGAATAGAGAAAAAGATAAATTATTAGCTAAGAATTTAGAAACAATAATAGATCATTTTGGTATTAATAATCAATTAAGAAAATTTAATGAAGAATGTTTTGAACTTATGGAAGCTATAATAAGATCTGAATATCCAGCAATAGCAAAAGATAGTAAACCAGAAGAACTAAAAGAATTAGAGAAAAAACATATTGCAGAAGAAATTGCTGATTGTATGGTATTATTAAATCAATTTATTAGAAATTATGATATAAATACATTAACTATACAAAAATTATTTGAAGAAAAAATTGGTAGAACTATTAAAAGAATCGAGGAAGGTTATTATGTTTAAAAAGAAAAGAAAATTAATATTTGAATTTGAAACTGATGAAAAAGGAATTATAGTTACAACTAGAGTTAAAGGTAAACTAACATTAAATGATATACTATGTGCTAAGCAAGTAATTGATGGTAAATTAAAAGACAATGGCAAAGACAAAAGAAAGTAAATTAGAAGAAGAAGTAGAGAGATTGATGCAAATAAAAGGTATCTGGCAATTAGCTAGATACCAAGCTCAATCTAATCAAAATGGTTTACCTGATAGACTATATTTATATAAAGGTTATCTTCTAGGTTTAGAACTTAAAACTGATGAAGGTACTCCTACTGATTTACAATTAAGAAAAATTAAAGAAATAAATAAAAATGGTGGTATAGGTTTAATTGTTAGAAATACTAAAACAGTAGAACAACTAATAAATTTAATTGATTTTTATGATAAATCATATAAGAAGGTTAGTCGTGATATACAAAGTGATATGAAAGATTGGATGGAATATAATGAATATTAAGGATTATATGTACAAATTATTATCTGATTTAGATAGATATGGGTTTATTCTACAATATTATGAAGCATATTCTACTTCTAGTTGCTATATAAAACTTGATAATGGTGTTAGTAATTCCATAAGAATAGCAGATCATAAAGGAAAAGATAAATATCCATATAGATTTAATCTAATGATAGGTCTAGATAAATCATATGAAAATGATGGTAGATACTATTATAGTATTAATGATTATGAAAAAATGATTCAAGATATCAGACATTTTAGAGATGAGCAACTTGATAAATTTGGTTTTTCCTATTATGAATATATGCTAAAGAATAAAAAAGATGCTAAATTTAAAAAAGGATTTTGGGAGAAAGCTAAAAACTATAATGATAAATTTTAAACTTTTTAATAAAAGTAGTGTTATACTTTATTTGTGAAGGAGAAATAGTGTGAATAAAAATTATGAATGTTGTATATGTCACAAACCAATAGAAAGAAATAAAAGATTAGTTTATCAAGAATTTGATAAAAAGGAAACTTATAGTTGTTTTCATAATAAATATAATTACGATTTCTGTAATGAATGTTTTAGAGTATTTGTAAGTTGGATAGTAAGACATAAAAAAGATGATGATATAAAATTAGGAGTAGAAGCAAGTTTTGTAAAGGAGAAATAGTATGAAAGAGAGATTTGATGTTATTGCAAGTAGTTTATCTAGTTATTTTGGAGTTGGATTTAATACAGTTCAAGAACAATTAGATTATGATTTAGGAAAAGAAGAAAGAATAGTTGATGAGGAAGCTCAAGATAGAATGGATTTGGGTATTGCTCTAGAAGATGGATGCTTAAACTATTTTGAGAAGAAAATGGGTATTAAGATTGATGAAAGAAACTCTGAATATAAATATGCATTCAACGATCAACTTAAATGTAAAAGAGATGGTAGAACTTTTATAGATGGTGTAGAAACTGGAGTTGAAAATAAGTATTCTAATTCATCTAGTGAATGTTTTACTGATAGTCTAGGATATGAAATACAATGTCAAGCATATATGGAAGCATGGGGATTAGACCAATGGTTATTATGTGGTATGTGGCAAGGTAAACCTGTTTGTAAGTTAATTAAAAGAAATAACGAATTAATTAAAGATATTGAAACAATAGTAAATTCTGTTGTTGAAATAATGATGGGATTAAGAGAAATTGATGATTATCCTTGGGATATTGTAGAAAAGTATTCTAAACAAAAACAATTAAAAGTTTTAACTGATGATGATCTAGAAGATTATGATAAACAATTATTAAATAGTGTAGGTAAGTTGAAAGCACAAAAGAAAGCTATTGAAGATAAACTAAAAGAATTAGAAGATTATGCTAAAACTCATTATGAAGATAGTAAATGGGAAGATGCTGATTTTAAATATTCGATATCTACATCTGCTGGAAAAGCAACATTTGATAAAGCAACATTCAGTATTGAGAATCCTACAATAGATATTATGAAGTATTATAAGGAAGGTACACCTTTTAGAACTATTAGATGTACAGCTAAGAATAAATAATATGCTAGTATACATTATGAGCAGACCAAAAGATTGGAATACAAGGACAACACCTTATAAGACAACACTTATAAAGGTTAAGAAATATAGTTTCAAATATTTTAGAGATATTATAATTGAGAAATTAAAAGGTAATGTTATTTCTATATTTGATAAAACACAAATTTAAAGAAAAGGAGAATTATTATGGAAGAATTATTAATTAAATTAAAAAGAGAAAAAATGGAGTTGTTTGGAAAGATTAAAAGATTGGAAAGTTTTAGAGGAACTGATGAATGGAAAACTTTATCAGTAGCTCATAAACAATTACTAGATATCCAATTACAATCTATGAGAACTTATCTAGAAGCTCTTATTGGTAGATGTTTAGATATAGAAGAACATCTTAAAAATAAAGCTGATGATAAAGAACCAGTTGAAAATGAATCAAAAGAAAATGATGATGAAGATCCAGTTAAAGTAATAATTATTGGACTAGGAGAATAATAAAAAGACTAGATAAATCTAGTCTTTTTTTTTATTTTGATATTTGATTAAACTGTTGCATATAAGGATTACTTTTCATACCATTTATTTTATTTAATCTAGCCATTATTCCTTCAACTGATGCATTCTTATTTGCTTGTTTTAATTCATTCATAGTACTGAATTGATATCCTCTTTGTTGATATTGTTGCATCATATTTTCTAATCTTTCTAGCTGATCATACATTCTATTTAATCTATCTTCATCAATGTTACCATCCATAGTTGCAGCATTTTCCAAGAACTGGAATGGAGATGCTTCTCCTTGCATTGTTTGTTGTATTCCTTCATATGCTCTTGTAATGTTCTTAATTGGAACATCTAGACCTGTTAGATTACCTAATAAGTATTCTTGTTTCTTAGTCATTCCTGGAATATTCTTACTTAATTCTCCTGGAAATTTCTCAATTTCTCTACCAGTAAATGAGTTCATATTATTGGCAAGTTCTATAGGCATTCTAATTGCTGGAGAAGATAAGTTTACAAAACTACTCATTGGATTCTCTAAAGTATCAATTATATTACCAAATGGTAATGAACCTCTTATTACTTTATAAGAACCATCTTCACCAAGTACAGGAATAGGAATGTATAAATTATCTTTTAACCAAGAACTAACATTCTCACTGTTATCACCAGTAGCAGCATCTAATAATCTATCATATCCTCTTATAAGTTTACTATACTGTGATCCATTTCTAGATAAGTTATCGAATTGGAATGCTAAGTTCTTTTTAGTAAATGTATAGAAAGGCATAATCCTTTTCATTACATTTCTTTCAAAATCAGTCATTTCTGTTGGATCAAATAATACTTTTCTAACAGCTTCACCAGCACTTTCAACTCCTAATCTATCTAGGAATTTTGGATTTCTATATCCTTCTATAAATGTTGCAAGTCTTGACATAGTATCCATAGTATTGTTCATCTTATTATTTAGATAAGGTAAACCATCAACTAGGAAATCTTTAACATTTTTAAATTCTTTTTCTCCAGTAAAATATTTCTTTAAACTTTCTGGCATATCAGCAAGTTGCATAGCAGTTAATGATTTAGGATCACCAAATCCTGCATCTATGAATCCATTCCATATATCTAACATCTTTTGTTCTTTAGTAGTTAATTCTATACCATTAGCAGCTTTTCTCATTAAGTCATCACTTTTATTCATAATATTAAGTGCTTCTGGGAAAAGTTCTGCTTGTTTAGTAGGATTAATACCAGCTAAGAACATATTAGATGAGTTACCTAAAAGGTTGTTAATTTGGAATGATGGAGACAATACTTTATTTCTCTTGAAGAAATTTAAGTATTGATCATACAATCTCACTAAACCTTTAGTTTGTTTTTGGTCTGTTCCTATTTCTACAAGTCTTAATATGTCTTTATTAATAGCCATTTTTCCACCATTATTCTTGACATATTTAGCAATATCTTCCATATCTTTCAAACCTAACTCACTACTCATTTTACTTAGCTTATTAGACAATGATCTAACTTCATCACTATTTAATTGTTTGAATCCTCTAGGAATTGTACTATCAGCATTAGTAAGAAGTTTCATATTACTGTTATTTAATTTCTCAATCTTATCAGCATTTAATTTCTCAACTAAAGATAAATCTCCAGCTTTTTTAGCTTTACTAATTTGTTTATCAATTTCTTTAAGTTCTTTATAATTACCAAATGTTGCATCAACTAGTACTGTATCTAGAGTTTTACTATCTTGTGCTAATTTAGGAATATTTTCTAGATAATTACCAAATGATTTAGTAATACCTTCTGAGAAGATTCCATCTTCCTTTAACAATTTTTCAACAGCTTTTCTTTGTGTATCATTTAATGAATCCAAGTTCTTAGATAAACTTTCTTTAAACATATTATTTGCTTCACGAGCTGACATGTTATAAAGTCTATCTCCTAAAATTTTAGTATTACCTTTAGTAATCACTTTACCATATTCATCAACGAATCCAAGTTCTTTATATTTATCAAATTGTTCTTTATTAAATGCATGTCGAACATATCCAGCATTATCAGCATATTCTTTTGATAGATTAGTACCAAAATATTTGTCTACTATATTATTTGCTTTATTAAATATTTCATCATTTTGTTGATATAATTGTTTGAATGCATCATCTGCATCATATTTTTCCATTAATTTACCAAATTCATCTAGATCAGCTTGTGTATAATTACCTTTTTTAACAACTTTCTCACCAAGTTTAGAACTATCTAGAGATAGACCTGCTATTTCATCAGCAAAATTTTGACCATATTCTTTAACTATTTTATTATATTGTGCTTTAGTAGGTCTTATTTTATCCCAATCTTTACTTAATTTAATAAGTCCATCATCTGTTACATCAACTGTAAGATTTAATCCTCTACCTGCTTTATTAACATCATCAGCAATATTATTAAGTTTCTTAACTATATCATCACCTGCATCAGCAAGTTTAAGTTTTCCATTTTTTGCTTCTTTGATAATATCTTTCATTGTTGTTTCTCTATTTAAGTTCATAAATTCTTTAAGATTAGCAATATCTTTATCTGTTTGTTCTGCTATCTTTCTAACAGTAGCTTCACTTGTATCTCCTAAACTCTCAGCAACTTTGTAAGCATAATCTGTAATACTTTCATCTAAACCTTGATATAAAGGTCTTAATTCATTAGCAGCTCTAACACTATCAGCATTATTTTTTCTTATTTTATCCATTACTTCTTTAGGAATACTAGCAGCAGTATTAAATGCTCTAGAAATTTGATCTTTAATGTCTTTATAAGTTTCTAATTTACCAATAGTCTTTTCAGCACCTTCTTCAAATACTTTACCTAAATTAGCAGCTGACTTAGCACCAGCAGTTTTATATGTAATACCAGCAAGTTCATCTGCTTTTGTAAGAGCTTTTTCTATACCTGTATCAGCAAGTTTAGCAGCACCTTTTATACCTTTACCTAGACCTTCAAAGATTAAATCATTAGCAGATTTAAATTTGATTCCACCTCTAGCAACATCTAAAGCATTATCAGCAGCATTAATTCCTCTAGCTACATCTGTTACATTATCTAAAGCATTTACTCCTTTAGCAACATCAGAAACTGTATCTAGAGCTTTAGCACCTTTAGCAACATCTGCTGTGGTATCAATAGCTTGTGCAGCAACATTAGCACCACCAGTTACTGGAATTAATGCTAAATCAAGTGGATCTAGAAGTACGTCTCCAGCAAATCCTAGAACATCAGTTAAGTCTAGACCTTCACTATCTTCCATACCAGCATTTTTAAGTATTTGTTTGAAGTTTGTTTCTGTATCTCCTTTGAAGTTACTCCATGCTGCTGCTCCAACATCTTCTCCTTTTTGTGCTGCATCTATAGCACCAAATAATGCTTGTTGTGGTCTATTTAATAATTCAAATATATCAAATATAAAGTTTTGATTTTCTGGAAGTCCTAAGAATTTCTCAACAGCATTTCTACTGTCTTTTGCTTTTGATGAATCAACACCAGCAGTATCCATTCTTGTAGAAAGGTTATCTATTTGTTTTTGTAACTTACCTTTTTTACCAGCAGTTGTTCCAGCTGCTGCATTTTTTATTGCTTTATCATTACCACTTTTTACAGCTTTATATAATTTTTCATAGTAACCTTGTGCCACATAAATCACCTTCCTTTTTATCTATTTCCATATAATAACTCAGCTAGATCCTCATAAGTAATGCCTTTATTTTTAAGCTCAGCTAATCTTAATTGTTCTGTGTAACTTGATTGTGGATATTCCATATTATCTACATAACTCATAGGCATATTTCTTCTCATATAGTCATTAATAAATTGATTATTGTTTGATCTATCTAGATAACTTTGCATACTGTTTCCTTTACTTAATGTTTCATGTACTCTCTTATTATTTTGGTTTCTATTGTAATTAGCTATTGCTCTCTTATTAGCAGCAATTTCTTCATCAGCATATTTTTGTAATTGTGCAAGTCTATTATTATAATTTTCAGTAGCATTAGAATTATTAGTATAAGCTGTTACAGCTTTACCAGCATTATCTATACCAAAGATAATTCCTAAATAATTTTCTTTTTGTCTATCATCCATGTCTGGACTAGAAAGAATTTCATTAATAGTTGCCCTCTTATAAAATTCTTCTAACTCATTTTGAGCCTTTTTTGCTGCTCTACTAGAACCACTAGCAGCTCTACTTGCTGCTCTTTGTGCAGCTTGTAAAGCATTGTTTGCTTCTCTCTCATCCATAGCTCCAGCTATTCCTGCTAGAGTTTGGTTATATCTATTTTGTGCTGCTGTCTCTGCATCACCTACATCTGCTAGAGTATCAGCAAGTTTCCCCATTAGATTAGTACTTTCTTGAGCATATTTAGTATTAGCTTGACTTAATTTATCAGCAGTTTCTGTTGAAATAGCACCAGCACTTTTAAGTAATTTTCCTATATCTTCTCCTTTTTGAGCAGTATCAGCTTGAGCTAGGAAATTAGTTAAACCACTTGCTGATAAACCTCTATTTGCTAGATTTCCACTACCAGTTCTTTGTCTATTAAAAGAATTTTCTGCAACATCAACTAAGCCTTCTGCAAAATCTCTATTAGCTCTTTGTTGTTGTAGTTTTAATTTATTTTGTAAATTTTTATATTGATTCTGAACATTTTGCCAATTAGTATCATAAGTATTTTGTGCTACAGTTCTTTGTTGACCATAAGCACTCCTATCTAAAGGACCTACAAGATTCTCAGCATATGTTCTACCTTTATTAGCCATTTATATCACCTACCTAATACCTAACATATTATATAGATCTTGCATTGTTGGAGATTTGTATTGTTCATTAGCACTAAAGCTAAATGTTTTAATTGGTTCAAGACCTAATTGTTGTAAAGCCTTTGTTGCTGTACCAGCATCAACACCAAACATAGTTTGGATTGCAGCTCTCTTTTGATCAACAGAAGTATTTTTATTATTTACAATCTCAGTTAATGCTTGTTTCTTAGCACTAGATAATTGACTATTAGCAGCATTTACAGCATCAGCATGTGCTTGTGCAGCAGCAGCCTTTGCTTGTCTTAGTGCAGCTTGAGCATTTGCATTTGCATCCCATCTACCTTGTACTTGTTCTGCTAATTGTCCTAGAGCTTGATTATATTGATTTTGAGCTTCACCCCTTCTAGAAGCAATACCAGCTAAAGCACTATCTAATGTATTCTTAGCAGTCTCCAAATCTATATTATATTGATCTCTACTTTGTTTTTCTGTATTGTCTAAATCAGTCATTGTACTATAAAATTTATTAGCTAAATTACTATATTGTTGTCCTGTTTCCATTCTATTGCCAATTTCACCTAGTGATTTTAAACCACTACTACCAATACCCCTAGAAGCTAAATCTGCTTGATTTTGTCTATTTGCAGTATAAGCATTTTCTGCCACAGTAGCTCTACCAGTATTGAAATTCTTTCTTGTATCTTGTCTATTTGAAGCTATCTGGTTCAGTAAATTATTAAAGTTAGTTTCTAATGAGCTTTTAGTAGTGCCATATGTTCTATTTGCAACATCTTCCTCACCTTTAAGGTAAGATAAATCTAGATTACCTAATTGTTCTCTAGCATAATCTTTTGCACTTTGTGCCATAAAAAACACCTACTTTCATACATAAATTATAACACAACAAATAAAAAAAGTCTAACTATATAGACTTCTTTATTTACTTTCCTATTCTTGTCTGTAATAGGTCTGCTGTACCACCAGCAGCAGTTGCAGCAGTAAAGCATAATACTAGTGATTGTAATAAGTTTGGTTCTACTTTTGTAAAATAACAAACTAAACCACTAATTAAACCTACTATTACATTTTGAATTGGAATATATTTGTTAGGAATTACATCAACAAAAATCTTTGTTATTGCTCCTAAAATGTAAGTAATAATACCTACAATGATGACATAAGTTATTTCCATATTTAGACACCTCTTATTTCTTAATATCGTTTATACTAAACCATCCAGTTACAGCAAATGGATCATTTACATTTCCTTTGTTATATTGATTCAAAGCATATCTATTAGGTCTTTTAACATTACCAGAAATCATAATTACTTTCATTTTTTGATTTACATATCTTCTAGTTCTAGCACCTTCACCAGTACTTGAAGCAGTACCTACACCATTTACAATAACAGTATCACCTAAAGCTATTTCTTTTGGAGCAGGAGCTGGTTCATCATATGGAGTTAAATCTGCTTCTGCAACCCATCCTAAACCATCATTAATATTATAAGGTTTTGTTACACCAGGTTTATCATAAACCATTGTAATAGTACATTCTAAATCTTTTCTAGATTGACCTGGTTTTTCACCATATGCAGATCCATATAGTACTCCAGAGAATAACATTTTGTCTCCTACTTTATATTTTAAAGTAGGTGTTGGTTCTGGTGGAGTTGGTGTAGGTGTAGGAGTAGGTGTTGGTTCACTATAATCTAAGAACTTAGATTTACCATGTTTAGTCCATGTTCTTGTATTATAACCAGATTTCTTACCAATATTACCTACAGCAGTAATTTGTACACCATCTTTCCAAATAGGAGTACATTCAACAGCAAGACCATCTCCAATATAAACACCAATATGACCATCCATCCATACAAATTCTCCAGGTATAATATTATTAAAGTTAGAAGATTTATCTGTACAATAACTATTAAACATTCCATTAGCATTAGTATCTGGTACTCCATTTGATGCATATACAGCACCACCATATGTTGCATTTACATTTCCATTCCATCCCCAAAGGATTCCTTTTAATAGATTAACACAGTCAAAACCAAAAGTATCATAACTAGCATTTAAGATTTTATTTTTTCTACTAGGTTGTTTATTATAATCATAGTTGTTTGTATATCTAATTTTATTCTTCTCATTCATAGGAGCACCAAAACAACCATAAATATATAATGTTTTGTAATTTAAGGCTATATCTTTTGCCTTTGCAACCATTTCACTTGCTTTCATTATTTCACTTCCTCTTCTTTTTCATTAATGACTTCATCAGCATCACCAACTACTTCTATAAATTCTTCATCTTTTACTTCTTCTACAACAACATTTTCTTCTGTTGTTTCTACTTTTTCTTCTTCAATTTTGTTAGCATCTTCCATTTCAACTCACCACCTTCCATATCAATTATATTTTAATTATAACATACTATTTTAATTTTAGCAACGAAGCAATAACTCCTATTACTATACCTATAATTGTAGTAATAATATATGTAACAATGCTATCATATCTCTTAACTGGTTTTTCTTCTATTGTAGTTATTCTAGAATCCATTTTAGTTTGTTCTTCCCTCATGTACTTCATCTCAATAGCAAGTTTTTCTGTGGATATAGCAATACTATTGATTTTGTCAAAGACCTTTTTAAGGTCCTTGACATCATTTTTTAAATCATCAAACTCCTGTCTAGATATTTCTTTTTCTTTCATATTTCAATTCCCCTTCTATCAAAATAGTTCTATAGTTTATTCCTCATAAAAGCTTCAATTAATGGAGCAATATATTTTTCATGTCCTAAACTGTTTGGATGTGTACCATCATCTAATGATTTATAATATAATTCTCTAAAATCTGCATCCCAAGGTCTAAGGTTACTTTCTTTATATAAATTTAAGAAAGGTAATCCTAAATAATATGCACTTTCTTCCAGTACTTTTATATATAAATCTACTCTTGTTTTGGCAGTAGGTGTCATAGTACGATAATAAGTACTAACCCAGCATGTAGGAGCAATTATACCAATTTTAGCATTAGGACATCTAGTAATAATATTTTGTACAGTTGTATATATTGCACCATATAGTGTAGAAGGATCTGTATCTCCTAACTGACCGAATGTATCAGTATCAGGGATTGCACCAAGATCATTAAATGATCCAAACAATGTTACTATATCAGTATCAGTTGGAATAGTTTGTGATACGGCAACAAAATTATTTGTACCTCTCATATAACCACTACCAGAAACACCATAATTAAGCATTACCATTCCTATTTCATCTGCAACAAAATTAGTATAATTACTATAAGGTTTTAAAGTTATAGTGTCTGTTAAACTGTCTCCCATGGCAACCCACTTTTTACCCTTTAATTTTTTATTAATTTCAGAATTTGATTCATCTGTTGATTCTTTAATTACTTTAACTGTTGTTATAAAATTTCTATTATTATTAACAAAATTATTAGCAAAAATATAACCATTCTTTTCTGCTTTAAATTTCATTATAAAAGAGACCACAGCTGTTGATTGACTCCCACCATCACTCATTGAAAGAATTTCCATATTATTATCTACAATAGTTGTTATATATGAATAAAAATTAAATCCTTTTATTTCATATACTTTACCTTTTTCCATAGGATATATATTAAACACTGCATTTGAACCAGGCAACGGACTTACATTTACAGAACCTTGTGACACACCATAACCAATATAATTAGTTAATGTTCTTATTGGATTTACTGTATTATCATAAAAATTTTCAAGTTTTACATTATTTAATTTTCTAGCAAATGTTAAATATTTCGCAGCTTCATTATTGTAAGATATAAGTTTTTTGTATGATAAATATGCTCTTAGATTTGATTGATTTGCTTTTATAATTGCACTTTTATATTCTGGATTTGATGCTGTAGCTTCTGGTCTAGAATTATAAATTATATTATTGTTATTCGTATCTATAATAAGCAATCCACAAACAGATTGGTAATTTGAAACATTGAATAAATAAGTATCTCCTTCATTTAGATCAAGATAATAATAATCGTATAAAGTAGAACTAGCTATAGTAAAACTTCCATTATCTACATAACAAAAAGCACCTTCCACCAATGTACTTTCAAGTTGCCCTGAAAATTCTTTTATAAGTAAATCTTGTAAGTCATCATTTAATTTCCAAATGTCTATTGCCTTATCTGATATTCCTGTAGACTGATATGTACCACCATCTTGCCAATCATTTCCATCATAATAATACCAATGACCATCTGTTGTTAAAACATAAATCTTTGTTGTATCTACCATATCACTAACAGAATCAATAACTGTAGGAGTTGCACCTGGATTACCAGTTTCTCCTTTTGGTCCTTGAGGTCCTGTACTACCTTGAGGTCCTGGACTACCTGTAGCACCTGTTTCACCTTTTTGTGCATATAATTGCCAATATTCTGTATTAGTAGGTAAGTTACCTACAGTATCTTTTAATGCACAATATGAGCTACCTTGATAAGTTACAACATTAAGTTTTTCATAATTAGTTTCTGCATCATATTCCCCCATATTTTTAATTCCCACTATTCCTAGGTTTATTGTCTCAGCCATTTATAACCACCTCTAATCTATTATCATTTAGCTGAAATGTATAATCTTCCAATATTTGCTCACTATAATGAGTTCCTCTGATTATTAATTTTCCATCAACTACATCAAAAGTTGCCATTTCAATTTTTACTTCTTCACTTACTAAATCTGCTGCTTCATTAACAACATAATCTTGATCTTCATCAGTCCAATAATCTACACCTCTAATTGGTGGACTAAAATCAGCAAATAAAGCATCAACATATGCTTTTACTTGTTGAGATGAAGGTATCTTATCATCATCAGCTTGTAATGTTTCCTCTAAAAATTTAGAAAGTGTTGCACCATCTAAACTGTTAGAATTACCTACAGTTTTATCACCATTTTCTAATCTTTGTATATCATAATAGTTCTCATTAACAGCTGTCTTTAATATAGAAAGCATATTATTAATATCTGAATGTTGATATACTTGACCATCTTTATATGTTGGATTTAAGTCACCTTCACCAATTCTTTCATATAAATCTTCTTCCATACTATTCACCTTCCTTAATCTTCTTTTACCTTTCCTAACTTACATACGAATCCAAAACTTTCAATGCTTAAATAGTCTGAACTCATACCATAAATTTTTAATGAAAAGTTTTTACCTTTACAAGGAATTACTAATTTTTTAGTTTGATAAGAACTCTCTCCAAGTTTGGTTCTATCTAATCTCATATTACCTAACAAAGAAATTTTTTCATCAAAACTTAATTCTCTATCCTCAGAATAATCATAAACTACCTGTCCTGTTGTATCATCAATATAGTATCTATATTTCAATGGATCATTTACTAAATGACCATCCACATATACTTCACAGAAAAACTCTTTATAAGCATATCCACCTAAACCTTTAATAAAAATGTTTTTAAGTTTCTTATTATGTATTGGATATTGTAAATTTATACCTTTTGTTTCTAATTCTATCTCCATATCTTTTCCAAACTCATCATAAGTAGTATCATACTCAAACATATCATTTTCATATATTGGAGCTGGATTAGGGCTTTTATTTATTGTTATTTTTAGATTATATAAAATACCTTTAAATAAATCATCACTAGGTCTATTTGATTTTCCTATGAAATTACTTCTTCTGATAACATTAGATATACCACCATAATTAAATTCATCAGTTACAACTGGAATATCATCACAATAAAGAGTTAAAACATAGTTTTTACCATTATCTATTACATCATATTTCCATTTATGTTTTTCTAGAAGATTAATATCATTACTTGTAATATTTGTTCTCTTTTTAGATATACCATAACTCTCAAATACTAATGTATTAGTTTTATCTATCTTACCACAATTTATACTACATTTTAAATCTCCAAGACTTCCAGTATTATAGTCATTAGCTAAATCTATTATCTTTGATATTTGACTTATATTATCAAATTTACATTCAAATTCTATTGAATAACCATTTGAAAAAGGAACATTTGAATTTATTATAGGTAATGTAATATAACTTGTTTTACCATCAAATTTTACACCATCTTCAACTATCCAATCAACATTACCAATAAGACTTCCTGTTAGATTATTACCAGACTTATCTAAAATAGTTGTACCTTTTCCAGCATCAAAATCATAAACTAAAACTTTTCTATTATCATTTAGTATTATTTGAAAATCATTAATGTTTCCAATTATACCAGAACCAATAATTGATGCATCTCTATTACTATTTACAATAGTATCTTCTGGAACTTGTACTCTACCAAACAAGTTTCCATCAATAAATATTGAAACAGTATAATCATTATTATCTTTAGTATATATTACTTTTATAATATGTTCACCTAATACTGATATATCATTATTAACAACATCTACATTATATTCTTCATATTCACTATTACAAATAACCTTTAAACTATGTTCATCATTTATTTTTATTGCTAAATTCTTATAACTTAAATTTAGCATTTGCTCTAATACAACATTATATGTCCCACTTATTGAGAATTCATTCCAGTTTGTATCTTGTACATCTTTACTTAATGGTAAACCAATATTAAATGCATCTATATCTACATTTTCTCTATAAACTCCTGAGAAAGTAGCTCTTACATTCCATCTAGCATCAATACTAATCTCTGGTTGACCATTATAGTAAATATCTTGTGTCTGTTCTCCACCACTATAATAATTAGCTCCACCACCACTATCACTTATTCTAGGAGTAGTATGATTATGCTGTGTACCATTTATCCAAGCCCACAAATCTCTAGAACCAATATATAATGATGTACCATCAGAAAGGTATGCATATGGAGTATATGTTATTTTACAACCATAGTCTGTTGCTTCACAAGTACCTATAAATCTTATTCCTAAAGCATCACCAAATTGTGAAGTCTTAGTAACATCAAATGAAGTATTTGATCCTTTTTCTCTTCTAGTTGAATATGTAGGATAATAACTAGATACTTCAAGTTTCCAATTATGGTTATATTGTGAGTCACCTTGATTAATTACAAATGATCCAGTTTTAACATCTCTATATAAAGATGAACCTAAATTATAGTTGAAACTTGTTTCTGGTATTAATGTAGTATTAGCTGTTGTATCTTTTAATGAAAATTTACCACTTTGAACAGCATTTCTATCAGTACTGTCTCTAAAATATCTAAGAGTATAGTA